ATATTGCTTATCTCTGGGCAGAAGTTCCAGGATTTAGTAAATTCGGTGGATATACTGGTAATAATTCAAACGATGGTCCATTCATTTATCTTGGCTTTAGACCTAGATTTATTCTTTTGAAAAAAATTGGTGAGGCATCTACAACTTACGGATGGCAGATTTATGACACTGCTAGATCACCAAATAATTTAACAAACTTACCTGGATTTTGGGCTGATACAAATGCTGCAGAAGCATCTAATACATATGCTATTGACTTGGTATCCAATGGATTTAAAATTAGAACCAATAATACTAATATGAATAATTCATCAACTTTTGTATATGCTGCTTGGGCTGAATCTCCATTCAAGTATGCCAACGCAAGATAAATAAATAATAGAATTCTTTAAGAGGAAAACAAAATGTTCGCTTTAGTAAAAAACCAAACAATAACAGACCCAATCACTCAGGAAACATCAGAGATTGAGGTTATTAAACTGTTTGCTCCATACACAATCTGGGAGGACAAAAATGGCACTCAATATGGTGCAGAAAGTCTTCTATCTTTAACTGTGAATCAAAAACAGGATCTAGGAATCTATGATGTAGTTTATGGTGTATCACAAGATGATCGATTCTACACAATCACTCAAAATGCTCCAGAGTTTGATTCAGAGCAAAAAATTGTAAAAGTAACTTATACTTCTACTGCTAAATCATTAGATGATTCAGGTACTGAAGAAATGCCTGTTTTGGGACTAAAATCTCAATATATTGCTCAGTTTAAAGATACTGCCAATAAACTACTTGCTCAAACTGACTGGATGTTAGTTCGTAAAATCGAAAGAAACGTAGATATCCCAGCTGCAACAGTGGCTTATCGTGCTGCAATTATTGCTGAAGCAGATCGTTTAGAAACAGCTATTTCTGGCGCAACAACTATCAATACCTTTATTACTGCAGTTAATTCTGCATCTTGGCCACTAGCAGAATAAGTCTCCAAATCGAGATTTAATCTGAACCCCACGCTCGTGGGGTTTTGTTTTTGCAGTCTGCAAAACGATAAATAAGAGAGTAGAATGGGAGATCTCCAGTGGCATCGATAGCAAATTTATACATAGATTCAGGTTCGACATACAGTAATATTATCACTGTAGCGTCAGCCACAGGCTCAGCCCTAGATTTAACTGGATATACCGTGGCTTCTCAGATGAGAAAGTCATATGGTTCTTCCAGTTATTATACATTTACCACAAGCGTTTATGACGCAGTAACAGGTAAAGTTAGATTACAACTAACATCGACACAAACTTCTGCGATTCCAGCAGGTAGATATCTTTATGATATAGAAATCACAAATACATCTACATCGGCAAAAACACGAATCTTGGAAGGTATTGTTATAGTAACCCCAGAAATAACGCAGATTTAACTATGGCAGAAATAATTGCAGTTGTAGATGATCCAACCCAATCGGTAATCACTGCTACCACAGGTTCAGGTAGCACAACTATTGTAACAAGTAGTTCTTTATCCAATCCTCAGTCGGTTGATTCTATTTCAGCGATTGGTAATGTAGATACTACAACACTTAATAATGGGGCATTATTAGTATATAAAACAAACACAAATATGTGGACTTCTACGACTACGCTTGATGCGCAGAACATGGAAGGTGGAGAATTTTAAGATGACTGTTCCTTACACTTATCTTTTAAAACATATACCTACTGGTAAGTTTTATTATGGGTGTAGGTTTGCTGAAGGATGTAATCCTGCAGATTTTTGGAAAGATTATAAGACTAGTTCTAAATATGTTAAACAATTGATAGAACAGTATGGCGCAGATAGTTTTGTATTTGATATTAGAAAAACTTTTGATGATAAACAATCTGCAAGAAATTGGGAAACAAAAGTCTTAAAAAAACTCAATGTTGTTAGTAGAGAAGATTTTCTCAACATGACTGATAATATTAGTATTTCACCAGAAGCTGCATCAAAAGGTAAAAAAGGTAAGGTTGGAATATACAAAATTTCTCAGGAACAGATAAATGCTATAAAGAAAGCAAATACTGGACTTAAGAGAAGTGAAGAAGTTAAAAAGAAGATGTCTAATTCTGCTAAAGGTAAACGATCAGGAGATATGAATCCAATGTTCGGTAAAAAGATGTCAGAAGAAACCAAACAGAAAATGCGTCTCGCTAAAATTGGAAAAAAGCGTGGACCATATAATAAAAATAAAAATGGAGATTAAAAAATGGCAAGCATAATCCGCATAAAAAGATCGTCAGTATCTGGAAATCCAGCAACACTTGGTGCTGGTGAATTAGCGTACTCAGCCTTAACCGACAATGGCTCAAATGGTGGTGACAGACTATACATTGGTATAGGTTCAGAAACAGCTGGTAATGCTGCAAACCACTTTGTTATCGGTGGTAAATACTTTACCGATATGCTGGATCATACTCCAGGTACTCTGACTGCGTCATCTGCGTTAATTGCCGATTCTTCAAGTAAATTAAATAACCTTAAAGTTGACAATCTTGACTTAGATGGCAACACACTAAGTTCAACAGATACTAATGGTAACATTCTTTTAACTCCGAATGGCACTGGTAAGACTGTTGTTACTAATCTATACATTGGTGACACTTCCACTACTCTTGCTGAGTACATTTACGATACAGTTGGTGGTGCAGTAACTGGTACTGCAAACCAAATTAGTGTTACTAACTCTGATGGTGGTAATACTTCTACAATCGCTTTGATTAATACTGCAGTGACTGCAGGTAGCTATGGTTCTGCCACTGCAATTCCAACATTCACTGTTGATGCGCAAGGTCGTTTGACTGCTGCAGGCACAGCATCAATTTCTACTACATTAACTGTTGCAGCTGATTCTGGAACTGCTGATTCAGTTGCCCTTGGCACTGATACTTTAACATTTACTGGTGGTACTGGTTTAGATTCAGTTGTATCAAATAACACTATTACTTTTAATATTGATAGTACTGTTGCCACATTAACTGGTTCGCAGACTCTTACTAATAAAACTATTTCTGGTGCGACCAATACATTAACAAATATTGGTAATGGATCTCTTACCAATAGTTCTGTCACTATTGGTTCTACTTCAGTATCGCTTGGTTCTACAGTAACTACATTTGCTGGTTTAGCATCTGTTACATCTACAGCTTTTGTAGGTGCTTTAACTGGTAATGCGTCAACTGCTACTACTTTAGCAACTGCTCGCAATATTAACGGAGTTTCGTTCAACGGATCTGCTGATATTACTGTTACTGCTGCAGCTGGTACGCTAACTGGCAATACTTTAAATTCTGGTGTTACTGCTTCTAGTTTAACTAGCGTTGGCACTATCGCAACTGGTGTTTGGCAGGGTACTGCAATTGGTAATGCATATTTGGCAAATAGTTCTGTTACTATTGGTTCTACTTCAATTTCTCTTGGTGCAACATCTACATCACTGGCTGGTGTAACTGAGTTAACTGTTGATAATATTAATGTTAATGGTAATACAATCTCTTCAACAGATACCAATGGAAATATTATTATTTCTCCAAATGGTACTGGTAAAGTTGATGTTTCTGGTTCCATTATTACTGGTCTTTCTGAACCTGTAAATTCTACTGATGCTGCAACAAAGAACTATGTTGATACTGTTGCTGAAGGATTGCATGTCCACGAAGCTGCAAGAGTTGCAACTACTAATACTCTTGCTGTTCTTTCTGGTGGAACTGTAACATATAACAATGGTACTGCTGGTGTTGGTGCAACACTTACTCTTTCTGCTGGTTTAACTGCACTTGATGGTGTAACATTAGCCAATGGCGATCGTATTCTTGTTAAAAATCAAGCAACTCAAGCACACAATGGTATGTATGTTCGTACCAGTGCCACAGTTCTTACTCGTGCCACTGACTTTGATACTGCTGCTGAAATTGGTGGTGGTGATTTTACTTTTGTTGAATCTGGTACTGTTTACGCTAATACTGGTTGGGTTCAGACAGTTGAAGTATTAACTGTTGGTACAGATAATGTTATCTGGCAACAGTTCTCTGGTACTGGTACATTTACTGCTGGTAATGGTTTAACAATCTCAGGAACAGAGTTTAATGTTGTAGGTACTGCAGATAGAATTACTGCAAACGTAGATTCTATTGATATTGCATCAACATATGTTGGTCAAACATCTATTACCACTTTAGGTACTATCGGTACTGGTACTTGGAATGGTTCTGTAGTTGCTGGTCAGTATGGTGGTACTGGCGTAAACAACTCTGGTAAAACAATTACTCTTGGTGGTAGTTTTACGCATACTGGTGCACATACACTTGGTTTAACAACTACTGCAAATACTTCAGTTACACTTCCAACAACTGGTACTTTAGCCACTTTAGCTGGTAGTGAAACACTCACTAATAAAACTATTACTGGTGCAACTATTACCACTGGTAGTATTAACAATACTCCAATTGGTGCTTCAACAGCAAACAGTGGTGCATTTACAACTCTTGCAGCATCTGGTGCAGTAACATTTACTTCTGCTACTGATGCTTCTAACTTAACTACTGCTGCTGTCGTACTTTCTGGTGGTTTATCTGTAACTAAAGCGATGTATGTTGGAACTAACATCACTGGTGCTGGTGCAGCTACTTCAACTCTTGATGGTTTCAACATCGATGGTGGTACATACTAATCAATAAGCAGTAGGGGAGTTATTACTCCCTTTCTTTGTTTCCTTTTTTAAGGTTTGGGCATGGCGAATAAGGTTCTTCTT